TGGTATATTTTTGGAGAAAATGACGAATGGATAAAATTGGAACCGAGCGAAAATACTTATGATTTGCTGGGAAGACCTTTCGTTTATGGCATCTACGATTGCTTCACAATAGTGAAAGACTATTTCGAGACGCAAGATATAAATATATACCCATATGAGTATGAGTGGGAATTTTGGGAAAAAGGAAAAAATCTATACTTAGACAACTTCAAAAGTGAAGGATTTATAGAAGTAACAGATGGTACTCTACAGCCAAATGACCTCATTTTAATGGCTCTAAATAGTGAGATTACCAATCACGCAGGAATCTATGTAGGACGAGGAAAAATGCTTCATCATGCACCTAACAGATTATCGTGCAGAGATACCTATGCAGGTATGTGGAAACAAATTACCAGAATGGTAGTAAGACATCAAAGTATGACATGAGAAAAATTTATTTAGAAGGACAACTAGGAGAAAAGTTTGGGTCAGAATGGAACCTAGACGTGCGATCGCCTGCAGAGGCAATGCATGCAATTATGTCCCAACGTCCAGGAATGAGACAGTATTTAGCAGAAAGCGAAGGAATACAGGGGTATGAAGTTCTTGTTGATGGTGCATCTATAGAAGATGAAAATGAGCTACTTATAAATAACCCAGGTCAAGGTGGATATACTTTTGTACCAGTAATTGGTGGATCAAAAAGTTCAGGACTTATGATGATACTAGGAGTTACCTTAATCGCCATGACAGGTGGATTAGGGGCAGGATTTGCAGCACCCTTTATGTCAGGAGCAGGTGCAGGTGGATTAGTAGGTGGAGCAGCAGGTACTGGACTAGGAACTTTGAGTGTAACCTCTGCAGGAACAACAGCAATAACTTTAGGTAAAGCGGGTACGGCATTATCTTATCTAGGAACTGGATTACTACTTGGAGGAGCAGCAATGATGTTAGCTCCAGATGTGCCAGATGGAAACTCATCAGAAAAAGCAGAAAACTACTTATTTGGTGGCCCAGTCAATACAGTAAAACAAGGAGAACCAATCCCTTTAGTTTATGGAAGAGCAATTGTAGGTTCAAAAACTATTTCTGCTTCAGTATTCACTAATACATCTAGACAAAAATTAACAGCAGGAAGAAAAATGGTAGGTATACCAAACTTTAGAACAGACGGTAGTAAATCTGGTCAGACAGCTAATACTACAAGATACCAGAATCAAGGCTGGAATGTAGACCCCGGAAGATAATGAAAAAGAAACAACATTTAATAACTATTCGAGGCTCTAAAGGAAAAGGAGGAGGCGGAAGTACGTTTGAAGCAGACGATAATATGTTTGCTAGACAGAGTGCTGCCTTTATTGATGCTATTGCAGAAGGGCCAATTAAAGGCTTAGTTTATGGAGATGCTTCAATTCTTGTCGATGAGGTACGTCTTAGAAACGTTAATCAGTCTACAGGTCGTGTGTCTTCAACTTCAAACTTTAATAACTTTACTGTAATCACAAAAAATGGAGATGCAACTCAAGTAGTCGATGCAGACTTCTTTGCAGAGTATCCTAGTGCTGCATTTACGCAAGATATTGGTAGTGCAGAACTATTAGAAAGTGAGCCCCAATATTTTACCATTTCTAGTGGAACTTTTGAAAAGAGAGAAACAGACTATGTAAAAATTACTGTATCCACTACTGGTATGTCTGCTATTACAAAGAAAGGGGACAACAAAGGTGACATCAATACTACTACTGTTTACTTTACAATTGATTTTCAATGGGTAGATAATTCAGGCGTACACCATTCAAGACAAATGTTTGATACTGGCTTTCAAGGAAAAGTTAGTGGTAAATATGCACATACTTTTGGTTTTAATATAGAACAAATAAAAGCAGACCATACAATCAATGACTGGTCGATAAAAGTTACAAAACTAACTGCTAGTCCACAAAGTTCTGATTCAGTTGAACTACAAAATGCTATATATGTAGATAGTATTGAAGCGGCAATTGCAGATAAATTAGAATATCCGTATACTGCTTATGTAGGGGGTGTAATAGACGCAGAGGCTTTTAGTAGTGTACCTGCAAGAGGTTATGAGATAGATGGTAAGTTAATACAGATTCCTACTAATCATTACCCTTGCGACTATAACGGTAGAAAACTTACTTTAAGTGATGCAAGTGCTTTTGCAGTTGGAGATGTACTAAGTCAAACACTTAGCGTGAGTAGTCTTACTGCATCGGGTACAGCTGAAGAAGGGTATACTGCAACAGCAACAGTACCAGCACATGGAGTAGCAACTGGAGAAACTTTCAAAGCAACCATAGCAACTACAGATACTCAAGATGAAGATTTTTATGAGGGAGAGTTTGTTTGTACAGCAGCTTCTTCTACTACATTTACTTATACACTAAATAAACCTTTTAATGAAACTACAGGAGCGTATAAAACTTTAACTTCAACTACTTGTATAGGAACTAAAACTGCAGTTATGTTTAGTGGTGGTTTAGTTGATAAGAAAGTAGGAAATATACTCTATCTTAGAAATGTAGCAGGATCAACAAGTGCTGTTAATGGTACGATTACAAATGGTGATGGCGATTCAGGAACTATTACTTCACAATCCCAAGTATTTATACCTGCAAACTATAGAAGAATTAAAGCTACAGAAAAACCTGGTACTGCCGAACAAGATTGGGACGGTACATACTATTTAAGCTGGTGCAATAACCCAGCATGGGTATATCACGACCTTATAGTAAATAAAATATATGGACTAGGAAACTATGTAGATACTTCACAAGTAAACAAATGGGAGCTATTCCAAATTGGTAGGTACTGCGATGAATTAGTACCGGCAGGTGTAGCAGCAGCGGACTTACTAAGTATACATTGTACAGATGATACTAATTATATTCCTAGTGGAGCAAGTGGAGAGCATGAACCAAGATTTAGTGCTAACCTAGTAATTAGTGGAAAACAAGAGGCTTATAAAGTACTTAACGATGTTTCCAGTATATTTAGAGGTATGTCCTATTGGTTAAATGGAGAAGCTTATGTTGTACAAGACTCTGAAAAAGACCCAGTATATCAATTTACAAATGCTAATGTAATAAACGGAGAGTTTAAGTACGAAGGAACAGGCAATAAAACAAGAACAAACTCTATTATGGTTAATTGGAATAACCCCCAAGACTATTATAGAAGTAGAACAGAAATTGTAGAACTAGAAGAAAGTTTACAAAAAGATACTGAGTTTGTAAAACCAGAGGCAACCACAGCATTTGGTTGTACTTCAAGAGGTCAAGCAAGAAGGTTGGGTAAATGGAAGTTGCTCACAAATAATTGGAATACCAATACTGTATCGTTTTCAACTTCTGTAAACGCAGCTTTCTTGCGACCAGGCGATATTATACAAGTTATTGACCAACAAAAAGAGGGAAAATCTTGGGGAGGCAGAATCTCCAACGATCAAACAGCTAGTGGTACTACAAGTATAATTAGACTTGATAGACACCCCACAGGTTTTGGAACAAACTCTGTAGAAACTGGGTACGCAGTTGGAGATTACAGATTAACGTGTTCTTTTGTAGGATATAAAGCTATACTTGCACAAGATACTGCTACTATTGGCGGAACTGCCTATGTACGAGGCGATCATTTAACAAGTATTACTACTGAAGAAGCTGCCGCAAGACAACAAGACGATAGCGGAAATTTAGTATTTATACAATGGACACCATTTACCTATACAGAAACAAGAACACTTAGTGCAGTAAACGGTACTGGAAGTCTAAGTGTAAGTTCAGCTTTTACAGTTAAACCTACTGCAGAATCAATTTGGGTTTTATCAAGAGCGGCTCTTGCTACTGGTAAAACAAAACTAGAGGCAAAACTATTTAGAGTTATGTCTATTGCCGAAACAGATAGAAATATTTTTGAAGTTACGGGCTTAGAATATAATGCTTCTAAGTTTGACGCAGTTGATAAAAATGAAGCTCTTACACAGTACAGGACGATATACTTACC